TTCATACAGCCGGGTTCGCTGATGTCAAAGGGCATTTCTTTCTCTTCAAATCGCCAGATTTTATTCATTGGATTGCTTTTTCTCCTTTCCGCCCGGATAGGTGTCAGCCCTTGGTGAAGAAGGCAGTGGATACGACAAACATGCCTTCCACAGGGGCTGTAACGGCACAGAGCGTGCCGGTATAGAGCAGAGCCTCGGTGCCTTTGGCACAGGCATCCGGGATTACGGAATAGGTACGGACGGCGGCACGGCAGACCCCGGCAGCCTCCGGCTGTGCAAAGAGATCCACCGTGCAGATCTGTACCCAGGCATCCCGGCCCAGAAGCTCCCTGTCGGCAATGCGGCGAAGCCGTTCGGCCGCCGGATTGTCTGTGGAAAGCTCCAGTTCATACTCCACCGTCGGTGCGTAGCCGGTCACGTCGGTGCGGCTCACACTCTCATGAATATACCGTCTGCGGTAGCGTACCGCATTTTTCCGTTCCGTAAATTCCGTGAATCCTTCCCCGATCAGAGACCACACCGGTGCGTCCTCTGTTCCGATATTCAAATAATGCCGCCTGTCTGCGCGGCTGAGTATTCCTTTTTCCGCCATATTCTTCCTCTCAATTTCTGTTTTCCCCGGAAGCCTGCCGGTATTCTACCGTAAAGGATGCCCTGTATTCCGTCCTGCCGTCCTGTCCGGCATCCCCGCCCGAAGCCTGTGCGGCGGCCCGGCATCTGCCGTAAATCCGCCCCTCTCCGGCCGGCGGCACAAACTGCTCCAGATATACCGTCAGCGCGTCAAACCGCCCCAGAAGCGCCGCCGCCTCTGCCGGGTCCCCGCTGCCGATCTGACAACGCACCTCAAAGGCATACTGTCCCGCGTAGGATCCGTCTATATAGGAGCGAACCCGTACCGGACCCTTTGCCGCTGTCACCGTTCCCCGGGCTGACCGGTCCGGACCGAAATAGCCGTTTTCCCCCTCCCGGGACTCCGGCACAAAGAAGCAGGGCGCTCCTTCCCAACGATTGATATGGTCGCATATCTTCCGGATCACTGTTTCTTCTCCGGCCATGCTCCCCCTCCTTTCCGTTGCTTTCATTAACTACATAAACTATATATAACTGTATCAGCCGGCGGTGATTTTCCATCCCCCGCCCATGCCGCAGAAGGGGGTTACCGACCGGATCCGCCAGCCTCCGCCCCCTCCCAGGCTTCCGGTATCTCCCGCTGTGAGCATATCCCCCGGCTGTACGCCGCTTTGGGTAAAGGGGATACTGTTTCCAACGGCATCGAAGATCCGTGCCCCCTTCCGGGGGATGTACAGGACCAGTCTGCTTCTGCCCGTGCCGTCCGGATCTCCCGTGACCGTCACCGCCCCCCGCCGGACACCGCAGCAAAGCACCCTTGTCCACCGGGGTTCATACCCGGCCGTGTATCCGTCCCGCCGGAATATTGTCCATGTTTCCCTTGTCATGCTGGTTTCCTTTGTCCTTTCTTCCGCACCGTCACACCCAACGCTGCAGCACACCTGCCCTGTTCAGATACCCCACAGCGGCAGGCGCCACCGGCATCCCGTGTATCCGCACCACCGTATCGGCATAGACCGCCCGGTATTCCGGAGTGGATTCCTCCCGTACCGGGCTGTCCAGACCCGCGTCCGCCTGTGCACAGATCGCCATACGGACCGCGTCCTGCTGCTCCGGGGTCAGATCCTCCGGCAGACGGGGGTGCAGGAGACCCAGGATCACCCCCCGGGCCTCCGGCAAAGCCGTCACAAATGCTGTCTGCGGAAGAGTCCCGCCATAGGCGGACCGATAATATGCATAATCTACCATACGGGGACCCCTTTCCTGCTTAGCCCATATAGCGGACCGCCAGCTCCGGATAAATGGTCTTGAAGCCGTACAGCACATCCATAGACAGCATTTCCCGCTTGTACTGGATATCGTAGCCTCTCACCACACGGAGAGAAATGCCGTTGTAGGTGGTCACATAAGATTCCACACCGGCGGGGGAAGACAGGGGTCTGGTCACAAAGGCAAAGGCGTGGGGATGGAACACCAGATTGGCCTCGTGGTCCCCCGCCACAGTCACCGCCGCACCGGCAGAAGCGGTCATACCCGGGGTCACGGTTACCGTTACCTCAGCGCTGCCGCCGGTACAGTCTGCCTGTACTGCATAGCTCTTGCCGTCCACGGTCAGAATATCCCCCTTGTGCAGGGTCAGTCCGGACAGGCCGCTGCCGCTGAGCACCACGGTATGGCTGTTTTCCACGTCACTTTTGATCTTCAGTGCCGCGCCCGCCATAGAGCCCGCCTTATGCTGACAGACCGCCTGGCTCATATAGTTTTCGATGCCGAACACCTGACCTACGGCACCGGTGCGCAGTGCCGTAGTGTCACCGCACTTTTCGGCATTGACCACCGCGGGAATCTGCTTCAGTCTGGAGGACGCCATAGGGCTCCATACCGCAGCACGGCGGTCGGTGGGAACCTTCGCCATGTCCAGGGCATAGGCCGCCTGGGCCATATCCTCCAGAGAATCGGGGGCTGTACCCGCGGTACCGGCAGTACAGTATACATCCTGATACAGCTTCAGCCCGTCGCGGTTGATCTTTTCGGCCAGCGCCGCGGCCGCCGGTTCAATAAAGACTCTGCGGATGGTGTCCTCGTCATAAGAGTCCCAAGCACCCATAGCCGCGTCTACCGTAGCCAGGGTATCCAGCTTCACTTCCACGGAATCTTCGGTCATGGGCTGGGTGCTTACCCCCGCCTCTTTGTCGAAGGCCGCTGCCTCCAGCTTGACAGGACGGCGCACCAGCACCGCATCCCCCTGTCTGGCCGCCATGGCTTCACCGCCGTCGCGGTATACCAGATTCGGGAACACCAGATTGTCAATCAGTCTGGGCAGGGTCTCTCTCGCAATCTGCTTCACGGAAATAATGTTGTTCATAGTAGTCTTTCCTCTCTGAAATGAATAGAAATATAGTTTTACGCCGGGGAGGCGGGATCATCTTCTGCCCGGCACACCGATCATCCGGTAATATTCCCCGTCTGACATAGACTCGGGATCTTTTCCCATACTGCCATGGACCCCGCCGGTGGAGCCCTCTCCGCCTGTGGGAGGAAGGACACCCGCACTGCCGAACAGATAGGGATCCGTTTCCATCAGCCGTTTCACGGATCCTTCCACCCCGGTTACGGTCCCTTTCTCCACCTGTACCCCGGACAGATCCAGGGCCCTTGCCGCCAGTTCCGGATTTCTCGCACCCATTTTTGCCAGTGTGTACCGTACCTCGCCGTCTATGCGTACCTTTTCCAGTTCTGCCGCGTGCTCTTCCCGGAGCCGGGTCAGCTGTGCTTCATAGTCTGCGGGGGTCCGATCTGCCGGTTCCGGAGCCGGGGTTCTCTCTGTGTCCGTTATCCGGATTTCTTCTGTCTGTTTCTGGATTTCCATATCCGATCCTCCTTATTCCTTGCCGTACCAGCGTCGGCGGAAGTCGGCGGGCTCCATCAGCCCCGCTTCCACTTCCCGCAGGTCCCGGGCCCGTTCCGATTCCGAATCGCTGAAGTAGCTGTCATCATACCGGATCACCGCCGGTGCCGCGGCAAAGGGCAGTCCCAGCCGATGGATCCCCACCCACAGCACCGGCCGCAGGATCCCCTGGATATAGGCCGTAACATTCTGGGAGTGCTTGGCCAGTGTCTGCCGCATATCCTGCCGTTCTCCGGTGTACTGGGTGGCGGTGAGCTGTGCCTTCCCCTGGACCCCGGAGAACAGGTAATGTCTGGTCCCCAGGCCGCACCGGAAGGACAGATAATCCAGCTGGCTCTGTACCGCGTCCCGGTTTTCCTCTGTCCGCAGGGACGGGTTGTGCTCCTCGATCAGCGGCGTTTCCGCCAGATCCGTATCCCCGATGGTCATAAAGAGCTGCTGGGCCACGTCGTCCGGGGTATACAGATTGCCTGCGTCGTCCCGGCGAATCAGCGACTGGTTGATGAATACCTTCTTGCCCCCCAGCCGCAGATCCCGGCAGAAGTTGTTGAAGGCCAGATCCACCCCCCGCAGACAGTCCAGCGCATCGGCGTAAACAGACTGGCCCATGCCGCCGGCCTCCTCCTCTGTATTCTGGATATTGGGGGTGATAACGGTAAAGAAGGGGTAGGGACAGCCGGTACGGATTTCTCTGGGGGGCATATCGGGCAGATGGACCTCCGTCAGCTGTCCGTCCTTCCGGCAGAAGTACCGGTTGTGAATCACATACCCGTCCCCCTGCCGGATATGTACCTCCAGATAGGCATACTCCTGGCCCCGGAGCGTAATCCGGGAGACAAAGGGCGCCTCGGGCATCACGCCGCTTTCCACAGAAATGGGTACAATCCGGGAGGCATCCACAAAGTCAAACCAGAAGCGGACCGGTCTGCCCCCGGCGCTCCAGCCGTGAATTCCCCCATCGGCCGGGAACCGCCATCCCCCGCCTTCGGATACACTGTCCGGTGCCCCACCGATCCCCTCCTGCGTTTCTGTCCGGAGACCGTCCTCCGTCCCCAGCCAGTCCTTCCGGGAAAGGCCGTCCACCCGCAGCAGACAGGCCCCGGTGCCGGTGGCAAAGGCT